TATACTTAAACTAATTTTTCTTGCTGTTTTCTTTTTGTATATATCTTCTAAAGAAGGTCGGTAATCCCTGTGAGGTCTGAAAAACATTCCTTTTTCATCATACCTAACCATGTTAATTTCGTGTCTTTTTCTCTCTTGATAGAGATGAAAGTTGTAAGTTCTACTATTGTATAAGTTTACATACTCCATCAATCTATCATAGAAAGGGAACTCTATATTACTTCGTTTCTTACACTTTCTAATTTTAGAATTAAATCCAGACCATCTAGTTCCAGCATAACCCCATGCTCTATGTTTATTTATAGAGTATAGAATATCCACTTCTTCTTCAGATAAAAAACTGGGGACATGACCTACAAAGTCAGCGTCCCCATTCTTACTTACTAATAATTTAGTGCTTTCTTGTATGTTTTCGCCCATTTAATATCCTCTGCTATTACACAAGAAATACCATCATACTTTAACTTTCTTGCGATTGTCAGTAATTCGTTTCCTGTGTATGCTAGAAATGGGAAACTTTTTAACCATGTAGGCATACAATTGTCTCTTTCACCTTTTATTTGTACATAATTACCATATGTGTTTGGCACTATGATAATTGGTTTGTCTAACCCATTTTCTTCCAAATGTTTTAGACTTTGTTTTTTAAATTTATCACTCTTTCTAACTGAGCATATTCTTTTTATGTCTACAGTTATTGGCGTTGTTGCCGTTGTTTTTGTTTTTACTACGCTAGTGTCATGTGCCACTAGCTTCGTCGGTTGACTCTCGTCCAATATAATTCTCCAGTTCTTCTATTCTTTGTATTAGTTTAGGGTACGCCTCAAACTCATGTAGTTCTTTACATGGGTGAGAGTTAGCTTCCAACTCGACTACCCTCTCTTCGAGTTCTTCTAACCATTCTTCATTTTCTTCAAATCTATCTTGTGCTGGTTCGTTCTTCTCAAACCATTCAGAGTGTTTATTCATCACTCTTCTCCAATGTAGCATTTCTAAAAATTTAGTTAACACTTTCTACTATCTCCTTTGCATTTTCCCACTCACTAATATTATAACTAGGTAATGCAATCTCGCATACAAATCTAGGTTTGGCACTTCTATTTCTATCAGATATCCACTGCTTGCCGTCCATTGTTCCTGCAATTACTGTCCAATCTTTATTTTCAGTAGTATGCTTATCAGGAATGAATGACCACTTGCCATCATCTACCCAATGTGTAAATCCTTCTCCAGAATTGTGTATAAATCTAATAAAGTTTTTGTGTTTGTAATGATTATTGTTCCAAGAACTCCAACCCATTGTTGCTGGTTGTATTAGGATTTCATCAAAATACCAGTTGTCGGTGTTTGTTTCTCTTCTAAAAGCATTAATAAATGCTGTCTTTCTACCTCTCCAGTCATTGTTAAAGTTTCTATATCCATAATCAATACTATTATCTTTATCCATAGTAGGCTCACTATCTTTCATCTTCTCACGAAGTCTTGCTAAAGATATGTTAGGCAAGGGGTCATTTCTATAAGTAGCTATATGACCATACGCTGCCTGAGCCATTCTATCTAACTTAACCATAAGGTTAAGGTTCTTAATTGTTAGTGTCTCCATTAGTTAAATCCGCTGTCGTAACCTCTCGGTAATATACTACGACATCTTTGAGTTCTGTAATGTATCTTTTTAATTCTTGCATATTGTATGCCATAGTTTCATAATCTGGTATGGTCATTGCAAGAAATACTAACTCACCTTCTTGTTCTTCTATTATTTTAAACTGTTCTTCGTAGTTTTCTGGTGTAATAGTTAACCATCTAACTTCTCTTAGGTCTATCTCCCGAGGCATGATAGGTTGAACTATTGTTCTCTCTATCGGTTTTGCACTAACCTCTAATGTCCTCGATGGGAGTAGGCTGCAGTTGGAGACCATCGTCAAGGTCATCAACAATATTGCTGAGTTCTTCGATGTCTTCCATAATATGTTTTGTTCCATTGTTTATCTTCCTTTGCATTTCTACTGGGTCACCCATTATTTTTGCACTTAACTCGTAGTTTCTTATAAACTCGGAGTATCTGTTGAGTTCCCTTTGTGCAGCTTGACTTTTCTTACTCATTTCAACTAGCTGTTCGCCTTGTAAGTTAAAATCTGCTTGTAATGTTGTCAGTGCTTCTTCTTGTGTTTGTATAGCTACTTCTAGCTTAGCATTGTTTTCTTTTAGCACTCCGTTCTCGTTCCATAAATAATATGAAAGTCCACTTAATACTAAAATAAGTGCTAATAAAAACTGTTGCATTATAGCTCCTCTATTTTATAGTTCAATCCTTCGGCACCTCGTATCTCTACTATCTCGCCCTCTGAGGTTTTGAACTTCAAATACTTGTCCTGTTTATAATAGAACTTTTTAACTGTATAGGTGGTATCGTCTGAGTCTCCCCATATACCATTATAACTAACAGTCAGTCGATAATATGTTGTAAAAAGGTTTACTAACCAGTCCCAAAAGCGACTCATTTCCAATCCTTTCCTTCGAACATATCTGCCTCGGCTTGTCTCCGTCTTGTAAGTCCTTCTAATACTTTGCCACCTGCTTTGTTCCACCTTTTGATTTGTGCAGGGACTCCAGCATAATCGCCAGAATTGAGGACTTTCAACATAGTTGAAGAAGTGAGATTACCATTACCGAGATTATACACCCAACTGACAAGTGCATCAAACTGATTTTGAGATAGTGGAACGGTTACAGCTGTATTCACATAGTTTTCGTACTCCTCCATCTCGACCTCTAGCATATGGTCTGCATGGGACTCCGACCATTGGTCACCAGGCTGTACATCTTTTGTATGTCCATATCCTATTGTCCACACACCAGCTGCACACTGATAAGCCTCTAGTTCTAGTCCTTCAAAATGCTTAATTAAATTTAAACCATACTCGCTTATTTTCATATATTCTCCTAAGGTGGGGGTTTTCACTCGTGAGAAACACCCCCTAAAACTTTCTGACAGTATTAAGATAGGACGACTATGCTTTGAGCCATCACACCTCCGAATGCTGTAATGATTAGTATATTCAATACTGCATCGCAGAGTGAACCGTCCTCACATATACTATCACGAACTTTCAAAGCTAATGCTTTCATTTTATTTTATCTCCAAGATTTTCCTCTTAGAATTTGGAGTTCGTGACAGAGTGATTGTCAGTAATCCGTCTTGTAGATTTACTTCATCTACTTGTAAGTCAGCGTTAAGAATAAATCTTCGTTCAAAAGACTTTAGACTTAATCCTTGATGAACAAAGCGTTCATCTCCGACTAGTTTATGTTCTTTCTTACCCTTTAGTTGGAGTTCTTCGCCATCAGCGATTATCTCCAGTTCTTCTTTCTTCCAACCTGGCACAGCAATCTCTATACGATAATTGCCTGTACTTTCGATTATATTATATCTAGGATAACTTGTCTCCGTGTAATGTGGGAGAGTTGGCATATCCAAACCAAGCCAAAATTTACTTAAATCAATACTCATTATTTTTCTCCATAATTCCTTTTCAGTAAATACTCACATTGCCTTACGGTCAATGCACCAAAATGCAAGTGAAACCTATCACTTACATACTAATTATACTAAATTTTTAACCTGATGTCAAGAACTATTTTTCGAAGTCATCGAATTTTAGTATTCCTTCTTCTTCCAAATAGTCTATCGTGCCTCGTATTCCTACTTGCTTTCCCCACATGTAGGCAACACCACACATCATAATTAAAAATAGTAAATAACTTATATCATTTTCATTCATAGATAATATTATAGCAACTTTGCAACCAAAAGTCAAGAACAAAATTATAGTTAACCAAAAATAGTTCTTGACAACATCTCAAAATGCGTATATAATATATTATATGAAAAAATCAATAATAAGAACAGGACTATGGATTTATAACTGTTGGAATGTAGTTATGGACGACAGACACAATCCGTTAAAGTATATACCTGACCCATCACTACGCATGTATTTTACACTTGTGTTATTTACTATGTGGTCTGTATACTTCGGAGTTGTGGCTACAACCTATATGGGTTGGTTTAATTACAATACTATACTTAGTATTATCATTCACTTTGCAGTGCTTATACCTCTAATGTTTACTTGGGCAACTTTTGAAGATGCAAAGAGAGATGGACATAGATGGTATTCGAAAGCAGTCTATGACGAAGAAAAAAGACAGTTCTGGAAAAATAGACCGAGTATAAAAAATCAAGCAAATATAATTAAATGGGACATAGATAAGGAAGCATAATGACACGACATGAAGTTAAAAGTTTTATAGGCACAGTCAATAAAATCAAACAATGGCATATCGACCGCAACCTCATTGATGGCTCAACTCAGAAAGACCAAGTCATGAAGTTAATTCAAGAAGTTGGTGAACTTTCTGATAGCGTATGTAAACAACAGGACATTCGAGACGATGTAGGCGATATCATGGTTATACTGATAAATATAGTTGAAAGGGCAGGTATCTCACTAGACGAATGTCTTGATGTTGCATATGACGACATCAAAGACCGTAAGGGCAGAATGGTTGACGGAATTTTTGTTAAAGATGAGTAGAAGTTGGACGCAGGAAGAAAAGGATTATCTCAAAAGACATTACAATGTAAAGTCAACAGAAG